TCGTAGAGTCTGTTGGATTCAACAGATTGATCACGTGTTTGATGTTGTTGCTCGTCAGATTCTCGTGGCTCTTCTTCTTCAATCTTGGCATTTTCTAGTTCTATCTCCAACTTAAATAATAAACAACATATAGCGTGTGCTAAATGTGATAACCCAGACTCTGGATCAAGGTCTTCAGAATCCAGATGTGCAAAAATATGCCTAAGAGCGCCAGAGCTATACCTGGACTGTAAATCTTCAAGTTTTCTCCAATTTTCTTCATCATATTTTTGTGCACCAAATGTTAATACTTTTGCTACTTCCACAATTGCTTTTGGAGGAAGCAAATTCATCTTAGGTTTCTCCCCATCGTACTTAACGCCATCCACCTTGTATTCTCTCCTTCGCAATCTTCAATGATACAATACTTCCATAGAGCGGAGAAGAAAGTCGCTGGCCCACTGCCTGTAAATATCTTGCTCTCGCATTGCGGTCTTTGTGCTTGTCGCAATAAACTGCATACTCTACTTGATGCGCTTCAAGTTCCATTATAAACCGAAACGCTTCGTCTGTCAAGTATTTTTCCCACCATTGCTCTATTTCTTTTCCTTGTTGTTCTTCATGAATACTCTCGTGTGCGAACAATTCATCGGATATATAAACCCCGCTGGGATTGTAAATAATGTCTCCCCACGTAAATATCTCGCGTCCTTTGAGTTCAAATGTCTCTTGTATTCTTTCAATGATAGGAGGGTATTCTTCAAGTATTCTCATGCATCACTATATCGTCAAGTGTATTTAAGTATTCACACGCTTCTTCATAGTCATTGAATTGTCTTTCCATGATTATTGCACCATTTTTAAAGCTGACTACTCTCCAGCGAGGAACACCATCTGCGAAATGAACTTCCCACATTTTATTTCCATCTTCCATTATACAGCCCTGCACTCACATATTAAATGAACGCCATGTTTCCTACAAAGCTTCAATTGCTTATCATAACATTTTACATGGTCAGGAGTCATGTAGTCCCACTGACTTGGTTTACCAGTATAAGTACTGCATCCAAATAGAAAACAGACTACTACTGCAATAACTATTAATCCTCTCATATGTTTATTTGATCCCACATTTTAAGTCTTAGAGCGTGTTCAACATCCCTTCTACTTGAACAAGAGCAGTATAAATTTTCATACTTTGCAACAGTTTCTTTATCAGGACCATTACATACTTTTATCATTGTAGTAGGACAGTTAATGCTTCTATATCTTTCCGTTTTAGTTTCTGTGAGAATACTCTCCACGGTTGGAGGTTTATTCGCACATCCAATTAATATAAATATACTACTAACGAGTAATACGTTCTTCATAACTTGCTTCTTCTTCATTCCACCATGGTGGCTTATCCCGATACTTCCAGGATGCAAATGTTGCTTTGTCTTTGTGATAAAATCGTCGGTATGCATCTACTGCGTCTCCACCCTTAAGCGAGTCTGGCATAGCCTGTGCAAATGGAGTAAGTCCAATTCGTGGTATTGATACTGGTTCCGGTAGGGTAAGTATGACTGAATGCACTGATTTATGGCTTTTTCCGTATCGGTATCCATACTCATCGTTGAGTGCCACTGCATAGCAATGTAACCATTCATGATTGTCCAGGCTAGTGCGAGCCCAAATAGTACAAGGATGGTTATGCATTGTCGGAAGGTAAGGGAAGTCCCTTGGTTCATTTTTTTTCACCTCTCGCAAATGTGCGAGCTGTTTTTTGTTTAGTTTTTCCGGCACATAGCCAAAGTATTTATCTATCCACATATTTGTACAGAGCATTTGTGCTGCTTCAAGGGGCATCTTTATGATGTGCTTGTCAACATGGTACTCTGCACAGCGATCCAAATCTTCATCTAGTATAAAAATATTCATAGAGCATATTATACTCGGTTTAGCAAAAAATGTCAAGAATTATTTAGGATTTTCCAGTCACCAGTTTGAGTTTCTACGAGAGCTGTGCAGGATTCACACCAATCACCATCATTCATGTAGGTAATGCCATCATACTCTACTATCTCAGCATGGTGTATGTGTCCGCAAATGACCCCGTCGTAGCCTTTATGTTTGCAGTACTTTGACATTTCAAATGAAAAATCGTTTATATAGTTCGAAGCTGCTTTTGCTTTTGTTTTTAGGTATTTAGATAAACTCCAAGGCGATAGCTTAAATAGTTTTCGAAATCGTATTACTAGCCTATTTAGGTACAGTAATTTATCATAAGCAAAATCTCCGAAGTGCATTATAAATCTACCATACAAACTATTCATTAGATTATCAAAAATATCTCCGTGTGTTACAAGGTATTTTTTTCCGTCTAATCCTAAGTAAGTTACTCTATTTTCTATTGAAATATTTCCAAAAGACATCTCTGGAAGCTTGCGTAAAAACTCGTCATGATTGCCTGTTATATAAATAACTTCGATATTTTTGGATATTTTTAGAATCTTCTGTAAAATACGATTATGTTTATTTGGCCAAAACCACTTTTTTTGTAGTCTCCAACCATCAATAATATCTCCCACTAGAAAAAGTTTTTCTGTATTTATATTTGTAAGAAACTCCAGCAACGCATCTGAGTTACAGTGTTTAGAGCCTAAATGTAGGTCCGATATGAATACTGCTCTGTACTTAGTCCCAGTATTTCCTTCCATCCCTTTGCTCCCAGTACTATTGTTAAATTAAAGTTCGACACTTTCAAGTCTGGACATCAATCTCTCAGCTCGGTTTGTTACCTGTCGGTACCAACGTGAATCTCGTCCCTCTTTTGCTGCTTCTTTCCAATCTTCTACCTTTAACGCTGCATTCATTCTCTTAAATTTAGATAATCGAGGGCGCCCCATGTTAAACATCATGTTTACTAGAATCTCTTGTACTTCACGAGGAAAGTCTTCAAAGCAATCTTCCCCATAAAGAATAGCGCATTCTCTTACTGCTATATCGTAATCTTCACGAAAGCACTGCATTACACGATCTTCTGATACAGGAGTACCTACAGGCTTTCCATACTCTGGGTCGCTTTCTTTTACAAGATGTCCAATGCCAAAAGTAGCATACCCAAGATGGTCTTCATAAATTTTATATACGACGCCTTCGTCATACATAAGCTGGTCTATTAGCTTTTCAAATTTCATAGTTTCCTCTTTTGTTTCGCACAATCTTCGGCGATGCTGGAGGATCTTCCTCCATACCTGTAGCATCAGGTTCTTTATCTTTAGGAGTATCTTTAACATCGTCTTCTTCTTCGGCCCCGTACCAATTCCAGCGACCATCTATTGGATCGTCGTAGTGTTGGCCATCGTTGCCATTTTGTCCAATGATATCCATTCTATTTTCATTCCAGTCTGAGCCGGAGTAAGGATCTATATCTTTAAACAAAGGTGCTTCTGCCTTTTGCTGTTGCTTAATCATTTCTATCTCGTGATTTGTATTTGCTTGCATTCTTCTTTTTGTATCCTCTCTCTTATGTACTTTCTTTAAACCATCATCCATATTTCTATCCGCTACTGTGTTCAGTCTTAGCCAAGTTCTTCTTTTCACAAGTTAAACACTCCGAGAACAAAATTTTCAGCGCAATCTTTAGCATACTCCTCACTTTGGTTGTATAGTCTACGCACTTCTCGAAGGTAGCCTCCTTCTGATAATTTTACATAAAAACCTTGGTCATTTTTATGTACGGAAGCTTTTCTATTTTTATCGTCACTCCAATACTCATGAAGTTTGATGTTTGCCATTTTATTTTTCTCTAGCGATACCTTTTGCTTTTTCATAAGACCTCATTCCACCTAAACCTAACATTCCGAGTAAAACTGGCATCATTGTTTCCAGTTCTATGAGGGGCACTACTACAGGACTTCCTGTGAGTGCCAGTACAAAATTTGTCATAGGTACTATAATAAAGTTGGACAGCATACCCAAACCACATATCCAACCAATTGCAGGTCTCCATCCTGCTACAAACAAAGACTTGTGTGCTGCCTCTTGTTTGTTTACATCAACCTGTGCCATTATTTGTTGATGTGCTTGCTTTTCTGCAAGTGTAGCAATCTCGTGCGCTAACTTATTTGCTTGATCTTTGTCCTCAATGAACTCCGATACTAGACCCGTGACTGGGCCTACTAATTCTTTTATAAATCCTAGTGCCATAAATTTCTCTTGGCTTGGTAGAAATGGGCGGGTTTCCCCGCCCTCTAGTTAGTGTGCAGCAGCTGCTAGTAGCATTCCCCAAAACATGACTTGACACCATATGGCTTCGCATAGCAGTCCGTCGCAGTTATCTAGATAATTTCTGACCTTCTTGTACATTTTTTCACTCGATATTTATCATCTTAGGTCTATCCTCGTCTGGTACTACTTCGTCCAGATCAATGCATAGGAGACCTCTGTTCATGTAAGCTTTCTTGAGCTGCACGTGCTTGTGTAACGTAAATGTTCGCACAAACTCTTTTCCGCTCAACCCCTTGTATATATATGACTCACCGTCTTTTTCCGTTTGCTTACATAAACCTTTTACAGTCAAGACATCTTTATGCTGTGATATTTCGATATTGGACTTGTTCCATCCCGGAACTGCAATCTCAACACGGTATCCAGATTCTGTCCTTACGATGTTATATCGAGGGTATCCCCCGTCAATATTCGGGTTTACAGTTTCAAAACGGTCAAACCCCAAAAAGAATTTTGGGAAGTCTGCCACATTCAATCTTGCTAGATTGTTCATATTTTTCTCCTTTGCACCCTTTCGGTGTGCGCTATGCCCCCTTTCGGAAGGCTTGGTTTTGTCAATGTTGGGCATTTTATTGGGGCTGCCCAGGCCCTTTTTCTAGTTGCTGTACTCGTATTGCCATCCATCGTATTGCCGATTGAATGTCACCTTTTGTGCCGGGTTTTACAAGTGTCATTGCAAATTCTATTTCTTTTCTCAATGCCATAGCTACTAGCTTTGGCTCTAGGCGGGCCTCGCTCACCATTACTCCGCGTCAAATTCTATAATGCCAGCACTTTCAAGCTGATCGAGAGTGGTTTCTATTCCTTTACGAAGTCCTGTCTTGTAGGAAGTCCATACAGCACCTACTATGCAAGCCATTACTACTAAAACTATTTCAGTTGCTATCATGACCTTTCCTTATTGAATCACCGTTTTTTTGGTTAAAATTTCGATTTAAAGGATATTATACAGCACAAAAACTTTGAAGTCAAGAACTATTTTTTGAAAGTTTGAGAAGAATGTTAAAAATAATACTTGACTTCGGAGGTTATATTGCGTATAATATTGGTTCACAGAGAGAAATTTTATGAGAAACTATAAACAACAACCTTGGTCGTACAAGGAAAAGCAGATATTGACTAACAAGTATTATATGGTTAGTACTGACGAACTTCTAAAAGCACTCCCAAATAGAACACTACAGTCCTGCTCTGCGCAGGCTCTTAGACTTAGGAGGGAAGGATGGCATTTCAAACGGCCACAAAAGCAGTTCTTCTAGTTTCTGCACTATTATATACTCAGCCTGCAGGTGCTCAAGACCTCAAGGAGGAGTTAGATTGTCTTGCCCGAAATATCTACTTTGAGAGCAGAAATCAGCCTCTTGCGGGTAGATTAGCAGTAGGACAAGTAACGATGAATAGAGTAGATTCTCCCAGATTTCCAAACACAGTTTGTGGTGTTGTAATGCAAGGCGGTGAGCGTCTCCATAGATGTCAATTTAGTTGGTACTGCGACGGTGAAGTCGATTTTCCAAGTGATGAGATACGATTTCGAGAGGCAGCCGACCTTGCGATTACAGTTTATGTTCGAGGCTTTCCCGATCTTACAGAAGGAGCTCTCTGGTATCATGCAAACTATATCAAACAGCCTAACTGGGCAAGAAGTAAAACTATAACGGTGAAAATAAATGAACACATCTTCTACAAATAAAAAGTCTTTATTACAGGCGTTAGAAGAAATACAGCATGAGATCACAGAGGCAGAAGAGTTGGACTTTGAGAAACTCAACTTTGAAGATGATGACTATTCTGATGATGACTATTACCACGAGCCTTCTGAAGCAGAAGAGTGGTATGACTTTGATCCGGACTGTTAAGGAGGATTATTGAAAATAAAAGTCAGAAACAATAACGTAAATACTGCTCTTCGTATGCTAAAGCGCAAAACAAAAGAAGATTTAGCACTTCTCAAAGAAAGAGAGTATTTTGAAAAACCAAGTGAGAGTCGCAATAAAGCGAAACAAGCAGCAAAATTGAGAGAGAAAAGAAGGCAAAAAGGACAGAGTAATGACAAAAATAAGCAATTTTGAGAAGGTTGGGGACTTTATGGAAGCCTTCGGTCAGAGTGTAGAAATGGATCCTACCTGGCCAGATTTCAATACAAGGGATCTACGGCTAGAACTTATATCAGAGGAACTAGAGGAACTGTCTGATGCAGTTGCAGATCGTGATATGATACAGATCGCAGATGCACTTACTGATCTTCTCTATGTTGTGTATGGAGCAGGGCATGCATTTGGAATTGATTTAGATGAGTGCTTTCAAGAAGTGCACAGAAGTAACATGTCTAAGCTCGGCAAAAGTGGACGACCTATCTATCGTGAAGATGGAAAAGTAATGAAAGGACCAGGTTACTTTGAGCCTGATCTTGAAGGAATACTGGGAGCATTATGATAGATTGGTTATCAATATTTGCATTTACAGTATTTAGTATATTTACTATACTGTCAATTTTTTACTTTCCTGCAGCGTTCATTGAAAAGAAATGGCCTTTTCAGAATAAAAGAAAGAAACAAAACTCAGGAGTCAAGTTTGGCTAAGCACTACCCGGAGGTAGAATGAAAAATAAACTCATGTGGTTCTATTATAGTTGGGATTCTATAATGAACTTAAAGTATAATCCCCTCAGCTACATTCGTGATTCGAGTGTACAAATGTATTTAATGATAGTACTGTCTATACTTTGGACAATGACATTCTGCGGCTTGATAGCAGGCTGGATGAATCTACTTCCATTACTTTATGGACATATACTTTTTATATTTTCTACTTACTTTACTTGGTCAGTATTTGCGGATGCAAAGAAAGATGAGAAAGAGTGGTTCCAACAATGGGACGAGAAGTATACGCTTGCGAAAGCATATAAAAATAAAGATAAAACTAAAAATGCTTGCAAGTGGGACTTAGAGATTGAAGCATGACAGACTTTCGAACTTGGTGGAAATATCGAGAAGGAAAAGAGATGACATTTGCAGTAAGTATAGCTTTAGTATTTGTACTAATTGTACTTGCTACATGGAATTCGGAAAAGGAAAAAGATCCGAATATTTGTACGAATCTATGTATTATAGATAAGAATGGTATTCCAAGATATCAAGAATGGTTTAGGGAACATCCCGAAGATAGACCAGAATAAAAAGGGGCCGAGTGCCCCTTTTTATTTAACCCAACTTCCTGTGATAAACCA